CGGACTTTTCCTCCGGTTCTACTTCACTGGGTTTGTCTTCAGTTACAACTGACTCCTGGTCGGGTTCCTCGGCCTGCGGCACCGGGGATATGTTCGCAGTATCAAACGCGGATGCATCGGATTCCTCCAACACTTTTAGCAATCGCTCGCGCTCGACATCCACCTCAACTGGTTTTTCTGCCACTACGTTAGACATAAATTCTTATGCGGTTTTTCGCATCCACTCCAAATCGTCGGTCACCCCGACCACTTCCTCCTCCGGTAGACTCCGTATCGAAGCCATCCCATCAAGCGTTGCCAACGCGGATTTAAACCCGGCAGCATGACCGGCGTGGTACGCCAAGTCCGCTGGGGATGAAATTAACCGGTCACAATTCTGGATGTGCAAGTTCCGTAAGTGGTAACGTAACGTAACTCCCACATCGCCCGACATGAATGTCTGCAATTGGCTTGCATGTCCGTTCGTCCACTCAGGAGGATCAGACCACTGCAACACCTGGCGGAACTGCTTCCATTGCCGCCATCGGTTCTTCAATCGGTTCCACATTTTCTGGGTTCGCCTGCTGCGCCTGCTCAACTACCGCTTGCTGCATCTGGGCGAATAAATTCTTCAACTCCTGCTCCACCTGGCGACCGGTCTTCGGGTCTGCTTCTTTCAGCTTCTCCAAATGTTCGCCGATGTGTTGCTCCAAAAATTGTCCTTCCGCCGGTTCCGGGGGTGCGCCTGTGTCGGCTCGGTTGGTGATGTAACTCATCACCGTCTGGATGTGGATCAAGTGATCGTCCGAGTCTTTCACCAACGCCGGGAAACCCAATCGTAGGAACGTGATCTCGTTGGCTTGATCCTCCGCCTGGGTCGATTGGGTCAGCATCGGATCGACGTAAAGTCGTTTGACCAGAGTCGCATCATCACTCTCTAGAATCGTCTTTCGCAGTTGGCCTTGGTCGATGTACGGGTCATTCGCGAACATCTGGAACCGGGTGATGGCTTTCTGCATCAAAAGCTGTTTATTCACCCCATCCGCACTTCCGGTGGGCTGAATGTTGTACTGCTCATGCAACGCCTCCTGGGGGATCTCCTGCGCCGTGTCGAGGTACCAGTAATTGAGGCTCGATTTGTCGTATTGCAGCAGAATCGACCAACTCATCCGGTACAAATTACCCAACGCAATGCGGAATATTCGCATCCTCAGATCGCTCGATTGCTGGTAAAGGCCGCCAATCGCTTGAATTTCGGTCGCCGTGCGTCTTTCCGTATTCTGTAAAGTCTGCGTCAACCCGAAATCGGGGGTGGATACCCGGTTCTGCGCTATCTCGCGCATGATATTCATCTGGGTATCGAACGAAATCGGGGGGGATTGGTGGGCTACCGGCTGGATTCCATACGGTAAAATGCTCCCAGGTGTCAGGCGGAGGTTGCCACTGTTAGGCATATCCCGCTCTGCCCGGTACAACGGTCGATTGAACAGCGTCATGCAGTCCATTTTCTCGTTTTGTAGCTTCGTAAGCTCGGCCTCGAACACCGCTTGCAACTCGACAACGCCTCGCGACGAGTAAAATCCCGGGTCTTTGATCTCGTAGTTGAACGCGATAAACGGTGGCTTGCCGTGGTTGTACGGAACCTTCATCGGCGGACGAAGATCGAGATCGGGGGAGGTGGGGGAGTAGGTGCAAATAATCCACTGACCGGTGTCCGGGCAACGGTTGTACACTTCCCACACGATAATCTTGTCCTGCTCGGGGAACGTCAGTCCTTCGCGCTCATACTTCGCCGCCTCGGTGTTCATGTCACCGGCATCTGCGTTGTAACTCCCAACGATCTGATCGAGGATCGCTTTGTCTTGCTTCAGGTGTTTCTGCCGTTTGTAAGCATCAACCGAATAAACGCTGATATGACAAATCCGGTCAGCGTCTGCTATGTCCCGCGTCCAGGCCGGTACCACGAAATGCTGGGGGTCAACCGTGTAATACTTCAGCCGTTTGGAGGAATAATCCCACAAGACTTTCAGAATGCCGGTGCCGCACATCAGCATCGAATCGACCGCACTCAGCACCTCGGTTTCCAAATTCGTCCGTTGCTTGATTCGATGGTCGAACCATTGGGCTGCCGCTGTCGTAAACTCGGCTACCTGGGGTGATGTAGGAACAAACTGGGCGATTAGGTCGGTCGCAAACAACTGCTGGAAATAGGCCGGTTTGAGTTCGCTGATCGTCGTATCGACCAGCGGGAAGTGAACGTCTGATGCGCCGGGCCACGGTTTATTTTTCCTCCGCAACCCGTGGTGACGCATCTCGTAGAACATCCGTTGACGAGTGTCCCACACCGAACGATCCGCCAAATCTTGTAAAATTTCCGCGTTTAGTTTGTCTCGATTTCGCATCTAATATTCTTCCTCCTCCTCGTCTTCCTCAATGCAGTGCCCCATTGCCTCCAAAGCGAACAATGTGGAATACATCTGTAATCCGCCGATGAGCGTTGCATCGTTTAGGTCGAACTCTTCCTGGTATCGGGAGAGTAACGCCTCCAGATCATTACAGAATGCGTTGAACTGCTCCTCGGTGGTCATGCCCCCGGGGAGAGTTATCGCTTCTTTGAGTTCAGACCGTACTTCTTGCCGCCTGCCGCTTTGCGCGGGCCAGAAGCCATCGCCCGGCGACCGGACGCTGATACACTCCGCTTCAGACTCTTACGCGCACCTCGACGCGCACCGAGTGACTCGTCCTGTCGGGACTTGTAGCCTTGTTTTTTCGCTGCCATTTGCTTGTTCGTTAGTGCGTAAAAAAAACGCACCCGAATTGGGTGCGTTAAACGCGCTTTATGGCAACAGTCTTGTGAGGTAACTAGAGGTAACTCATGGCTCGGGTGATTAGCTTCTGGGCGGAGACCGGTTTATCGGGTGCCGCGTTCCTCGCCTCATCGAGTAACTCTTTCACTTGAGTCAATTGCGACTTGAGCGTCAGCGCATAGGTCATCTGATCTATTGCCTCCTCGATCAAGTCATCGACCAACGGTGATCGTTTCCACAAATCCCCGCCATGTTCCTCCTGACCAACCCGGTACTTCGAGTTGACTTTTGCTACTATCGACGCCTGGATCTCCGCTAGATGTACTTCTTGTGCTAATGTCATTCTAAACTTGCTTTTTCTAGTTCGTACTCGTAATTTATTATCTGCTCCATCAGCGATTGAACGAATGTCTTGGCCTCGGGACTGGCGTTGTACGCATCCTCGAATCCTCGTTCATTTCCCAGGATGATCTGCTTCGTCGCGTCCAGTTTCCTCGGGATCGTTGTCTGACATCCTGCTGCGAACCCAATCGAGCTTGTCATGGCGACGAGCGTCAACCATCGCTTCCAGTTTCTTTTTTTCGACTTTTTTTCCATAACCAAAAAGTGCTTTCGCCAACTCCAAAAACGCTCGTATTATCCCCAGTAAACTCATCCCGTATTTAATCCCATCGACTCCCGCAACTTATTGTCGCCACTCCAGTCAGTCATACCCGCTTCCATGACTTCGTTCAAGCTCGGTTGATTCATCCGCGTCCAGGCCGGGTGGTCGCTGACACTCGCCAAACACATCACCAACGCATCCCCCCGGTCAGGCGAACTGAACCCGCGAGACTTCATCTCTTTTTTGCTCTCAAGATTGAGTTTACCGGTCTTCGATGTCCCGACCCGCCGGGTAGTCAACTGACTGTGTAAAATCTCGTCATCGGGCAGTATAGCCTCAAGACGGTCGATCTGGCGGGCTGCGCGGAACCACATCTCGGTGCCCCGGTTCTGGTACCGATCCGGTTCCTGCGCTCGTCCGCCCAGGTTCACTTGGTGAATCGGCCAACCCATCTCACCGAGTTGGTGGCACATCGGTAGGCCTAACCCACCCGCATCCCCGAATATCTGCTCAGGCTTCAACCCGGCTTTCTCGAACTCCAACGCAAACCGCGCACAACCGGCCATCGTGTTCGCCTCCCGCCATGCCACCAATTTGGTAATCTTATTGCCAACTCGCATACAAAACACACTCTCATCCCCGGCAGCCGCAAAGTCGCAGGCCGCCACCACCTCGTGACCGTCTTTCGTAGGAGGACTGTCCAAACAAGACATCAACGACTCCCACGGTATCACCAAACCTTCGCCGCTCGTCTCCTGGAACGCTCCGTAGATCATCGACTGGATCAACGGATGTTCGCGGCCCCACATCTCGATCTGCTCGTCAATCCAGCTTTGCTTGATATGCGGGCAGTCGAACGCGGTCACCGTGTGGAGTTCCCACCATTTCTGTTCTTTGGAGAAAATCTTATAAAACTTACCCGTAGTTCCGCCGGGCGAACTCATCGCTAGGATGCGATTTGGCTGGATACGGGCCACCGCCTCAAATAGATCCTCCTGGATCGACTTGCACTCGTCTAATACGATGAAAACATTGCCGTGGAAGCCTTCAAACCTACCGGGTTGGTCGGTAGCGAAACCCAAAATCCGCGATCCGTTGTCCATCGTGAGGTCGGTCTGGTTGATCTGCATACCGAGTCCCGCCACTTTACTCGCCAATGCCCGAATCTGGGGCTAAAGCTGCTCTTTGACCTGGCGATAAACGCCTGACGTTGTGATGACAATACTCCCCGGATAGATCAACGCATACCACAACGCCGCTGGGGCCGCTATCATCGCAGTCTTGCCACTGCCGTTCGCCGCTTTCAACGCCACCCGGGCACCGGGTTTGCTCAGATCAAGCAGGACTTTCTTCTGCCAATCGTAAAGTTTTAAGCCGAAATATTTTTC